GATGCATCGTGAGTAAGTTTTCGTCGGGTATTTTTACCCCTCAAAATCCTCAAAAATACTGTGGCAATACTGCGAAACCTATCCAGTTTAGGTCGTCGTGGGAGTATACCCTCATGAACAAGTTCGACACCCATCCCAACGTTGCGGCATGGTCGTCGGAGTCTATCTCCATTTCCTATCAGAATCCCCTGACTGGGAAGTGGTCGTTCTACATCCCTGACTTCTTCGTCATCTATGTAGACAAGGACGGCAAATACAACGCCGAGATCATCGAGATCAAACCGGCAAAAGAGCATCCCGAATACCGCCCCGGCCCGAAAGAGCGCATCAGTGAAAAAACCAAGCTCATTCAGACCATCAACGCCGCCAAATGGCAGGCCGCGATGAAATACTGCATTCAGCGGAAAATCGGATTCCGAGTCGCCACGGAACAGCAGATGTTCGGTTTCAAAAGGTAAACAATGAGTAAGAAGAATACCAGTATCGACGATTTCCTCAATCTACCCCATCTAGACGACCTCGCTAAGGCAGACGGCGTCGAACTCGCTGCGCCCCCTCCGCCTGCTCCGATGCCGGTCCCCGAGATTGAACTCGACACCTATCAACTTGCCCTCAAGGCCATCGAAGCCAATCTGGCCACGGTGGAAGCAACCGATCACGCCAAATCCCTGGACGTCCTTTTCGAAGAAACCCTCCAGCATAGCCGTGACCTCATGGACCTGGGTTTCAATACTGACCCGCGTTCCCAGAGAGGCATCTTCGAAGTTGCCAACACGATGTATAAGAACGCCATCGATTCCAAGAACTCGAAACGCGAAGCCCAACTCAAGATGCTGAAGATCATCCAGGACGGACAGAAGCTTCAGTTCGAAAAAATGAAATGGCAGGCCGAACGCGGGGAACTCCCCGAGGCCGAAGAAGCCAAGGCGACCATCGTGGAGGACCGCAACGAACTCATCAAGCGAGCCCGCGAGCAGATGAAGTCTGACAAGATCGAAGCCACCGCCGAGCCCACCGAGGACTAGACGAGGTTGCCCTTGAGGCGTTCCGCGACCGCGATGCCGGGCCAATCTTTCTCGCGTACAATGATGAGCGCAAGCATGGTGCGGTCGATGTCTCGACTATCCACAAATGGCAACGCGACAACGCTCCTCGGCCACAGTTTGAGGGATTCGAGGTAGGTCGCCATCTTGTCCTCGTAGGATTGCGCGGCTCCTCGCCCCTTCACCAAATCCTTTGGGAAATAGAGGTAGAAGGTGACGGCCCATCCAGCCCCACCGTAACCTTTGATCTCTTTCATGTGGCGCGGAAACGAAATCTCCACGGCCTTGAGATGCATCTCTGGCGGCGCACTATCCTTGATCAGGTCTGCGAGGTCTGCGAGGTCTGAGATCATGATCACATATTTTCCACACCGGTATGGTATTACGACTTTACTATTCAGACAAGTCCTGTATAGAAAAACACATGACCCCTCTTATCACCCGCATCGCGCCTTCGCCGACCGGCATGTTCCACTTCGGGACAGCCCGCACGGCGTATTTCAACTATCTGGCCGCCAAGGCGTCCGGTGGCAAGTTCATTCTGCGCATCGACGACACCGACGTGGCCCGAAACGATGAAGCCCACGTCGGCACCATCATGGATGCGCTGTCCTGGCTCGGCCTGACCCCGGACGACACCTTCCGCCAAAGCGACCGGCTGGACGAGTATCGCCGCATCGCGGACGCGCTCGTTGACGCCAACAAGGCAGTCCGTCTCGACGACGGCGCCATCACGCTGGAACTGCCCGACAACATGCCGGACACGTGGCGCGACTATCTGGGCCGCAAGGACGTGAAGATCAACGATCACGACCGCAAGTTCATCGATGGGCTGGTGCTGATGCGCTCGACCGCGAACGGCGGTGGGCCGACCTACAACTTCGCCTCCATCGTGGACGATATGTTCGCTGGCGTGAACCTCGTCATCCGTGGCGTCGATCACATCGCCAACACGTCCAAGCAGGTTGCGGTCAAGGCCGCCATCGAAGGCAACGCGGTCTTTTCCCCGCCGCGCAGCATCGAGTTCGCGCACGTCGGCCTGATCGAAATCATCGGCGAAGACGGTAAGCGGGCCAAGCTGAGCAAGCGCAGCAACGCGCACGTCGCCGACATCATGTCGTTCAAGGCGGACGGCTACTCGGCCGAAGCCGTGCTGGCCTACATGCTGCGGATGAACTGGAACCCCAGCGACGCCAACTTCGACAAGCACAATCCCCCGATCACCACCGACCGGGCGATTGGAATGTTCCTCACCGAGGGACGCCTGAAGAACTCCGCCCCGCTGTTCGAGCGCAAACAACTGGACGCCGTAGCCCGGCGTCTGGTGAGGATGGCATGATGCAAGAAATCGTTGTCGCCGCCACGTTCGTTGCCTCGGTGGGTCAGGCCGTCCTCGCCGGATTCTTCGTCAGCAAGAAGAAGTACGGTTGGGCGGCCTCGACCGCCATTCTGTCGATCATCTCGATGATGATCTTTTGCACAACTCTCATTCAGGGGGCTATCGCCTATGCCGCATAATGCACTCAAGCACCTCATCCGGGCCACCAACTCCATCGGTGAACTCATCTTCCTCTATGTCGTCACCCTGGCCATCGCCTCGACGTCCTACTCGTTCTTCGAGGGTAAGCCGTTCTTCGACGCCCTGTGGTGGTCGGTCGTTACCGCGACCACCACCGGTTACGGGGACATGTTCCCGGTAACGACCGGTGGCCGCGTGACGGGCGTCGTCCTGATGCACTTCACGCTGTTCTTCATCCTTCCGCTCCTGATCGCCCGAATCATGGGCACCATGATCGAAGATCAGCACAAGTTCACGGATGAAGAGCAGAAATCCATCCTGGCCGACCTCGCCTTCATCAAGGCCAAGCTGGGCGGCGATTCCGACTATGTCTTCCCGGATGAGGTCCCGGAGCGCAAGGACAGCGAGGCCTAAACGTTCGGCTTCGGTTGCTCGATGTAGAGGTCCGACAACATCGCGTGGGTGGTGAACTTCACCCACGCGGTTTTGCGCATCTCGAACGCATAGACGTAATGCCATCCCATACACCGCCCCATGTCGGCGACGACTTTCTGTCGCTCGCGGTAGCGGTTTCTCTGTCCGGTAAACTTCAGACCCGACCGCTTAAAGGCAATCGACCAGGGCGCGTCGAACGGGGCGATGAAGGTGATGTCGCCCGCCCAACGGGTCGCATCACACCGTCTGGGATTGATGGTGATCTTGACATCCCGAAGCCGAAAGCCCTCTACCGGCTCGCGCTTGAATAGTAGGTCTTCGGCGGTGTGGTCGAACTCGTTTTGAACAACGTATTCGCGCTCCAGCATCCGCTCGATGTAGCGGCTGTTGATGAGCCCGCCATTCGCCTCTAGCCACGCCTCGATCTCCTCAAGGGTGGCAAGCTTTCGCATCTGGGCGAAGGACGGCCTAGTCATTCAGGTCGTAGGTCCCGTCAAGAACGCCGAGCAGGCGCAGGTGCATCGCGAGCGCGCCCCACTCGTCATCGAGAACCAGGACGTGGGTGCCCTTCATGTTCCGGTGCACCGGACGGGTCACGTATATCTTGCACGCAGCCAGGAGGCCCATGATTTCTTCAGGCGTGATCTTCAGGGCATTCCATTGCAGGAAGGCCGATACTCCGACGCTCTTGAACAAGCGAAGCTGGGAGAATTTCAGGCTGGAGAGTTCGGCCCGACCGGACTTGCGCCCCAAGGCCTCCTCGAACAACGTCGAAAAGTTTTCTTCAATGAAACTCGCGGCGTCTTCGAGGTTGGAATGCCGATATACGTCTTCGATCATTCTGTGACCTCCCCCAGGAGCTTGGCGTGAACGATCAGATTGACGAACAGATCATCCTCCAGCCCGCACTCAACTGTCCACGACCCGCCCGTGTCGTAGGGGAGGATAGCGGGGTTGTATTTGATCAGACGTTTGAGCACGATACCGGTGCCGGAGAACAGATCGTCGGGCACCGTCATCGAACTCTTGGTCGTCGAGACCTTGAAGGCGACGTTCCATCCCTTGGTCCGCCGCACGAAACCACGAACCACAACATCGGTGACGTCGGGCTCTCCTCGCCGGACAAGCCACGCGGTGATGCCCTCAAGGGTCGCCAGACGGTGGAGGGATTCAATCTGCATATTGTTCAGCGTTGGCGAGCCGATGGAAGACAGACATTTTCTGCCAGACATCGCCCCGCAGCGTGACCGAATATTTGGCCCGATAGACCGTGGCGTTGCCGCCCTTGCCTTCGATGACACAGGATGAAAACCCAGCCAGGAACCCGGCGTCGAGGCCGGAACCCGCGAGGAGACGATAGGGTCGCAGGATTCGACCAAGGTACTCTATTTCAATCCAGCCCACGAACGACGCGTCGGAGCGAGCCATCTCGGAGAAAATCACCGACCGGAGGACGAAGTCCGGGAAGTCCAGCATGTTGATGTTGGTCAACAAGACCTGGGGATTGGCCATGAGCCAATCCGCCACGCTCTCGACCGTCGTGCAATCCCGCATGGCCGCGAAAGCCGGACTCAGAACCTCGGTCTCGTCAACCGTCTGTGTGCCGCTGGGAACCTTCATTGCGCCGCCAGTTTGTTCGGGATGATCTCGCGACCGTGCATCCAGTGCTTGACCGTCTGGACGTGGTCCTTGCGGACGAACTTGGCGGCCTTGTGCCGGAACTCCCCGTAGGAGAACGAGTCTGCCAGCCGGAGAACGAAGCCCTCGTCGGTTTGCCAGTCCATCCCTTCGCAGATCGCCCGGATGGCTTTCTCGTCATAGATGCCGTCGAAGACGACTTGAACCGGCGTGATGCCCAGCAGGGAGAACCACTCCATGGTCTCATCCCAGGACAGGCAGACGTTGCGCTCGTTCCACATCGAGAAGCCCATGAAGTAGCTGGGCAGATCGTCGTAGGCGATGCTGTGTTCGGCGTAGAGATTCTCACCGCAGACACGCCAGAACTCCGGGATGTCTCCCTGAATCTGACCCCAGAAATTCTTCACCCAGTTGCGCGACGAGTGGTTGGGACTGTCGAGGGACCGGGCGTGGAAATGGTCCTGATACATGGTCGTGCACTCGCCATCCATCTTGCGCGTAAGGATGACGCGCTGGCCCTCGAAGGCCGACATCGACGGAATGATGCGATCATCGTCGTGAATGTTCTGGCTCCACGGCATGTGGTAGGTGCGAGGATATTTGACATGGTGGGTGAAGAGGTCGAGGACCCCGCCCTGCTTGAGGACTTTCTGCACCGACTCGTCGAAGAAGAGTTCACCGCGAATGCGGGTGCCGTTGGCCAGGATGGGATTGCCCCATTTGTCGATCTGCTGATCGTCGTAGAGATGGGAGGGAACGATGATGCGCGTGATGCCGCAGGCAACGCGGACTTCCTCGACCGAGATCACGGTCTGCTCGCACTGAAGGTGATGCTCCTCGCACACCGTGGCACCGTTCTCGATGAAGTAGCCGCCGAACTCGTGCGGCGCCGCAAACAGTCGCCGCTCAATGATGTGATGACTGTCCAGCTTGCCCTCGGGGGTTTCCTCTGCGGTGCGTTTGCAGAAGACACAGCGGAGCCCATCACGAACCTGGACGGCTTCGCTAAACTTCCGGCGTTCGAGGAGGACAGGCGGTTTCATACATCGCACTATAGGCGGTGGGGTAAAATCGTCAACCAAAAAACGCCCTGTATTGACTTTCAGAACCCCGTCTAGTAAATATGGTTGATGACCAAGTATTACCTGGAGATGGACACCTTATAGTTTTCACAACTATAAGGAGTTCACGTGAAAAAACAGTATACGAAGTGCCTACAGTGGCGCGCGAAGCATCCCGGTGATTTCTACTACGAGCACCGGGCAGTTTACATGCACCGTCAGATGCGTACTTTCGCCGAGGCCCGCGCATGGGTGGCCGCCGACACCGACCCCGAACTGCGCGATCTCAAGGTCTACCCGCGTCCTAAGCGGAACCCCCACTGGCTCGACCCGTGGGGCGACTACACCGTCTGCCGAAACTTCGGCAAGTCCTGGAAGGACTACACCCGCCACCGCAAGCAGTGGATGGTCGCCGACGACCCGGAGCCGGATGCCCACAAGCCTTCGGCCCTGGTTCGCACCTTGGAGCGGATGACCGAAGAGCTTTCGTGGTTTATGTGATCAATCGCACGTAAGCGGCGTCCAGTTGATTGCTGAACCGAAACCGCACCGTGGGCTCGCGCACTCGTCCATCTGGAATGATGACATCCCACGGGCGGTCGCGAGACAGGCGCGCGTCTTCCATGATCTTCAGGTATATGCTGATCATCTTGTAGTCGTCCACGTCCTCGTCGAACGTGAAAGGATAGTCTTCGTTGGTCAGGGGCGGCGAGCACCATTCGGGGGCCCGCTTTCCGAACGCGTCCATGATCGAAGACAGATGAAGGTAAATCTGCCGCTCGGTCTTGACGTAGTCGGGATACTCGACCGGCCACCGAGAATAGTAGCGGGAGAACGATCCGGGCCCGGAAGGAACGAAGGGCATTACCAGCCATCCCATGTTGATGTGCCGGGCGGCTTGGGTCTGGCGTGGCTGCGGATGAGCAAGCAGCGCGTCACCATTTCATTCCAGTCCCGGTAGGGGAAATAGACCCCCATTGTGATTCGCGTCATGCCGCTCTTGTGTGGCTGATGGTCCTGCGTCACCCGCATGCCTGTGTCGAGATATATCCCGAGTTCGGCCAGGAGAGCGATGAGAGACGGGAGATCGCAGAGGCGGAGGTTGCATGCCAGTCGGGCCGACCATGCCGGTCCCATCGTGAAGTCATGATAGAAAACCCGCTCGACGTTGGTCATCGTTCCGCACTCGATGGCCCGCACGGTGAACGCTCCGGTGGGGTTGTCGGTCGTGAAGAATGCTCCCGCGTCCGCCATGAAAGACAGGTGTTTCTTCAGAAAATCGGGAATCATGTGCGGCTCAGCGAGATGCTTGAGCGCATGCCTGTAGTCGCTAAAGGGGGAGCCGGGTTCGAGTTTCACCAGCCCCCTATGGCCGCTATGCTGATTTCTGTCAATGATTTTGAAGTCCAGAGGGATGTTATGCGACACTCCTCTGATGAGCACCAACATTGAGACCCATGGGGTCAAGTATCTCGGGTCCAAGAAGAAGCTCCTCCCCTACATTGGCCAAGCCGTGGCCGATCTCGGCGCCAAGACCGCCATAGACGTATTCAGTGGAACCACCAGGGTCGCGCAGCATCTGCGCCAGATGGGCGTCAGAACCGACACCTCCGATCTGAGTTGGGCCACGACCGCTTACGCGAATACTTTCGTGCACAACCCAAATGCTGCGCGGAAGGATTTGCCCCTATGGATTTCGGTCATGAACGAGTCTGTGGTTCGGCAACCCGGATGGCTGAGCGAGAACTATACCGGGGACGTTCCTCAAGATGCGCCACGCGGAGACGGCCGGTGTTTCCAACTCAAGAACGCGATGCGGGCGGACTGGGCAAGAGATTGTGCTGAGGATTTCAAAGACCAGCCCTGGCTCTACTATTCTCTCATCACGTCGATCATCCGCGCCCTCGACGCCGTGGACAACACCGTGGGGGTCCAACAGGCCTACCTGAAAGAATGGTGCAAGCGGTCCTACAATGACATCGAGTTCAAGGTCCCACCCATCGTCGAGGGACCGGTCGGCATTCATCACGAGGGCAACTGCCTCGACATCGACTACCGCGAGGCAGACGTCGCCTACCTGGACCCGCCATATAGTCCGCACTCGTATTCGACCTACTACCACATCTGGGACAGCATCGCCCGTTGGGATAAGCCCAGGACCGCCCTGAAGGCCCGCAGGAGAGCCGACAGGGTTACGAAGGACACCGACTTCGATGGCTCGATGTCGTCGCTGTGGAACTCTCCCAAGACGGCTTTGGGGGCATTCGAGACGCTAGTCGCCCGGCTGCCCACCCGTCACTGCCTGATCTCATATTCCGATGAGAGCATCGTCGAACGTGACGTTTTGCTCGACGTGCTGTCGAAATACGGCCGAGTGACCGTTTCGGAGGTCGATTATCGTCGAAATATCATGTCGCAGATCGGGAATGCAGCAAAGCACGCAAATCCCCTAGCAGGGCAACAGAATAAAGAACTCCTCATACTACTTTCCCGTTGACAGTTCCTATCCCGGAGATAGGATGTTGGGATGCGCATCGAGTCTGACATCAGGGACATTTTCCGCGAAGAGGAGCTTGCTCCGCACCTGAAGGGATACGTCACCGAATCCGCCAACGGGTTGGGTCAGATTTTCCATCACCCGCTCAACATCCACGTCATGTATTCCCCGGCGTTCAACCGGATGATCAACCTCCAGGTCGCCGCCAAGACCGAGGCCCTGAAGAAGGCCGAGGCCGCCGAGGACTGGCACACCTACGTCTTCCTTCACGAACGTCCCTATCGCATCGACATCCTGCGCGAGATCATGTTTGACCGCTGGATTCAGGACCCCGCGATTGTGTGGCCGCTCGTCACCTCCGTCTGGGTCGATAGCGAGAACATCTACCAGTCGCTGGACGAATGGATGGAAGTCTGGGACGCCGACATTCCTCATCGCCATCTCGCCATGGATGCCAATGATCGTGCCGCCCTTGAGAAGATGGACGACGAGATCGTCGTCTATCGGGGCATCGCCCTCTCGGGCAGCGAATACGGAATGTCGTGGACCACCGACCGCAAGCGAGCCGTCTGGTTCGCCAATCGATGGGAAGGCGGCAGCCGGACGCCGACGCTCGTTCGTGGCCGAGTCAAGAAAGCGAACGTGCTCGCTTATTTGTCGCGCCGCAACGAGAGCGAGATCGTGGCCCTTCCCGACGATGTGAAACACCAGACCATGCGAGTATTGTAGCAATCATTTATTGCGCGCAGGCCCGAACCGCCATACTAGAGAATATGGCCTACAGCATGAAAACCACCAACGATTGGATTGCCATCGAACGCGAACATGGCAACATGGTGGCTCTGCATATCATCACCATGGCGGGCGTCTCGATGCCCACTGGCTACGTCCAGCTAACCAGTTGGGAATCTTTCCGCAACAAACAGTTGGAAGCGAAGTTCGGAGAGAACAAACGCAAGCGTCCAACCCGTTGGTTCACCGGCTATCGCTTTGAAGAATGGCAGGCCGAACAGGACCGCACGACCGCGTCGATGGTGAGATGCGGCATTACGGACTGGGTCCCAGAGCACGAGCGGGGCGTCCCCGTGTTGCGCTATAAAGACCTCTGGTCTTTCTACGAGACTGTGGGTTGGGATAAGAAAAAGGGCCGACTGGTCTAGGGCGTGGGGCGATAACCCTTGGCGTGAGCGGTGATCTCGCAGGCGCGCTCGACCAGACGCTCCAGCGTGCTTCCCGACAGGTTATAGTATCCAACCGGCGTTCTGGGGTACACGACGAGGTCAAACTCCACGTTGGCCAAAACGGCAGCCAACATGTCGGCCTCACTTTCGAAATCCGCTTTCCTCCTTGGAAATCGTTCGAGTTCCTCTGCAACCGTTGCGTATGAACCTCGATGATCGTTCACCGAGATCGTGAACATGAGCGCGTGCTCGGTCAGCCAGAGGAGGTTGGTCTGAAGGTTCTGCGAGATGAAATCAGTCACGCTCGTGTCTCCATTTGACGGCCCGCCGCGTGATCATGCCGTAGAGGTCGAGGGCGATGTCCTCGGCCAGGAGCAGCGCAACCTGCTGGGATGGGTCATACATGGCCGTCCTTGATGAGTCGGAACTTCATTTGAAGCTCACGATGATGCCGCCCCGAACGCAGACGTCGATGCGGGACGGGTCGAAGTCTGCTGTCATCGCCCCACCGACGCCGTCAACGGACACGACCCGAATGGTGCATCCGAAGGACAGGAGACGTTTCTCGGCCTGCTCGACCGTCAAGCCAATGATGGCGTCCATGCCGAGAACGTCTTTCATTCCGTGATCACTTTCTCGACCGCCGCCTGCTCATCATCCATCATGGCTAGATCGGCCTCAATCTGCCAAGATTCTTTCAGGAGATCGACGAGACGCCGCTCGGAGCCCAGAGGAAGTTCCCCCAGTTCCTTGTTGATCTCTTCAAATCGTACCTGGAGACGCCGGATTTTGTCCTGCGCGACCAGCCATTTCGTAGCGGCTTCCTGAACGGCGCGTTTCATTACTTCTCCATGGCGAGCAACAGCCTATCCACACCGATGGCCCAGCCGATGCCTTCGGCGTAGCGTCCACCCCCCGCGATCTGCTTCTGAGCACCGAGCGCACTGCACTCTGCTTCAAAGCCATCTTCGACGTAGTAGCTTAGACCACGCTTCACGCTGCCATTCAAGGTGTAATTCTCGCATAGGCTGCCGAGACAGCGGTCGAGAAGTTCCATGGTTTCTTCGCGCCCGTTCTCGGCCTCGCCCAGGAGTTCGATGCCGAACTGGGTGAACTCCCGATAGCGGCCAGCCTGCGGACGCTCATAGCGGTAGCAACGGCTGACGTAGAAGATGCGACGGCTCTTGGAGGTCTTCGACCAGTCGTCTCGCCACGTCTCTTGGACGAGCCCGGTGACCTCGGGGATGAGGCAGACGTCTCGTCCGCCCTTGTCCTGGAAGGCCCACATCTGATTGACGATCTCAGGTCCGGCCTTGTCTATAAAGGTTTGCTGCTCCCACAGAGCAGGCAGGATTACTTCCTCGTAGCCAGCTTCAATGAACCAACCCCCGGAGGGTATTGATTGCATTCGTGTAGGCGGCGGCCTCCTGGCCGGTGATGATTCGTGTGCCTCGCAGCATGGTAGTCCCCTTTGGTTTACCAGCCGGTCTTCATGATGGCGAAGACCGTCTTGATTTCATTTTGTCGTGCGCCGAACCTCTCCTTGAGGGTAGCGTTGAAGCGTTCTTCGCTGCCAAGAAGCTCGGGATATTCCCCGGCCGGAATCGCATCGAACATCACCTCCCCGTGGTTGGCGTTTGGGTCGGCGTCGAAGCCTTCCATCCACCACTTCCGGTTCTTGCAACCGCGCCAACGGCAGGCCCCTTCTCCGAGTCCTGCGCGTCGGGCCCTCAGGCCTGCGGCGAACTGGATGGCCCGGAGCCGAACCTCAATCACGGCGATCTCACGGGCTAGGGCGTCGGCTTCGGTCTTCGTCATGGGAACTTCCTCTGGGGTGAACAGACCCTATTATCTGGTTCACCCAAATGGAAATTCTTTTTGGACGCCCTGGTGGGACTCGAACCCACTTCGTCTCGCTTTGCAGGCGAGTGCCTCGACTCTTCGACCTCAGGGCGGAAAACGCACGGGATGCCTTTTGGGCTACGACTGGCATCCCTACCGAGAAGGCTTTGTCAGAACCCCTGCCTCCTCGGAAACTTTACTGGTACTGAAGGTAAGTTTCGAACTCACTACCTCGGGCTCCACAAACCCGCGCTCTCCCGATTGAGCTACTCCAGCATACCAGTAAATGGCGGACGGTGAGAGATTCGAACTCTCGGTGGACATTTCTGCCCACACGCACTTTCCAGGCGCGCGCCTTAAACCACTCGGCCAACCGTCCTTCTAAGGTGGTGCTCTTCGCTGTGACAGGTGGGGCAGAGGAACTCAAGGTTCTCGGGCTCATCTGAACCCCCTTGGCATCTCTCTATGACGTGGTGGACCTGAACCACGTCGGGGTATTTGTCATACCCGCACCTCTCGCACTTCGGTTCACCTTTGACTGCAATCAAGGCAAGACGAACAGCATTTCCCTTTGAAACTTTACAACTTTTTCTACCTTCTCCGTATTTGACGCCCGTTCGAGATTTGTTTGAGCAAGCTCTCGAACAGGTTTTTGCGTTATTGCTCCCCGTGATGTCTCTTCCGCAGACTCCACAAAGAACAGTTGACTTCCTAGACCACTTTCCAAAGCAGGCTCTGCTACAATAGCTTCGCCCGTCCTGACTCTCTAGTTTTGCGGGTCGTGCATAGTGCGACTTGCCGCATGTAGAACACTCACAGTTTGGTTTACGAATACTGGTTTTCATCCAGTATTTAGTCAACCAGTAGACCACAGACTAGCCAGCGGAACGCCAGGGAGTCGAACCCTGTGGGGACCTTCCGGCCCCCTACGGTTTAGCAAACCGCTGCATTACCATCCTGCCCGCGCTCCGCAGGCTAGTCTCCGATCTGAAAGTATTGATGGCGGGCCGGGAGGGATTCGAACCCCCGGAGGTTTTACCCTCTACGGTTTTCAAGACCGTCGCAATAAGCCTGACTCTACCACCGGCCCAGCATCAATACTCTCTAGAAGATTTGGGGTGGCTGAGGGGTATCGAACCCCCGGCCTTCTGAGTCACAGTCAGACGCTCTACCACTGAGCTACAGCCACCATAAATCTTGACAGAGACGGTTCAGAGGATGGCATGGGATTTGAACCCATGGAGGACATCTCTGCCCCCTCCCGATTTCGAATCGGACGCCTTAAGCCTCTCAGCCAGCCATCCTCTGAACCGTCTCCGGTAGTCTTCCTTCTCTTCCTAGGGGACAAAGACCCCGGTGTGATCAATCGAGCCATCGCTGAACTCGGTTAGGCGGGTGAGGACAACCGCTTCGTCTCGGCCTTGCGGCAGAGCCTTGAAGGTTTTCCCCGGCGAGACGACGTCCTTGCGGACCCGCCCCTTGGTAATTTCGGCGCCCTGGACCTCGGCACCGTTGACGAACACTTCTGCGTTCTTCGGCATCTGAAGAAGCAGTTCAATCAGCAGACTCACTCGCATCTTCAGACCCTCCCTGTGGATTTTGGGCATTAAAAAACCCCGCTTGCGGCGGGGCCTATGTTCACTTGGTCTTGGTGGTTGGGGTTATCCCCCGGTCACCGGTTCCACGCACACGTTCCCGCCTTCGACTTGCGTCGAATGACTTGACGAACAATGCGAGGACGACGAAACGAACATGGAAACCTTCTCTGGAGGGCGTTGTGCCCCCAATGAACCTATTTATCGCACACCACTTATTTGGTGTCAATAAGAAATGTTTGTCTGATGGTTCGGGAGGGGTTCCGTTTCAGGGTCCCGAACCACCAGACTAGCCCCCAGCCTTGGTGAGCGATTAAGCTCGACAGACCGAATGCCCCTTCAACCTACTCATGCGCGCTGGCCTGTCAAGCCACTTCCAGCTTGGCCTGAAATGCCTCGGCGGCCTTTTCGAGTTCCATCCAGTCCTCGGTCAGGTAAGCGGTCGGGAATCTGATCGAGTTGTGCTCGCGGTCGCCGAAGTTCCAGTTCTCGAACTCCACGGTTATGAACTTCTCGTCGATGTCCCACCCCGTCATGTAACCCTTGATGACGGTGTCGTATTTCTTGACGCCGGTCTCGCGGACTCGGAACAGATAGATTTCCCGCGCCAGTTTGGACAGGTGGGAATCGATCACCCCTTCCTCTTCCTTGTGCACACGGAGGAGTTCCGGGGTGACCGGGCAGTGTCGCGACGGTATTCTCACTCGAACTGTTCCTTCAGCCGCTCATAGGTGGCGCGGGCCTCAGCTTCTGCTTTCAATCGCGCACGTTCGGAAGCTTCTTGCGCTTCTTCAGCATCCTTGGCAATCTTTTCTTCGATGGCGCGGACGCGTTGCTCGAAGAACTTCTGGCCGCCCTCGGGGTCGTCGATGAACTCTCGGGGGATGAACATCTCGTCAGTGGCGGTGCCCATGTAGCAGCCCCGGCAGTAGTCCTCGTATTCGAGTTCGAGCAAGATGCCGGTGTCTTTTGGGACGATCTTGGCGTCCCGAAACGAGGACTGCCCCCAGGTTCGACCGACCTGTCTCTCGCCATTCATTTTCCTGAAGGTTGCCCGGAAGGTCTTGGCGAACTCGGGTTCGAGGCCCTTGAAGTGCTCGGCCTCCAAACGGATTTGCTCGCGGTAGAAATCGTCCATGCGCTCTTGGGCGCGCTCCATGATGTTCTGGGCGGCCAGGATACGGTTATAGTTCATCAGTCTTGCTCCGGCTCAAAGGTGGCCGGGACGATGATGCGCTCCCGGTCAATAGGTTGACGGGATGTGATCACGTTGATGTCACTGTATTCGACCGAGTAGCTCTCCCGGTCTTCGCACATGTGCGCATTACGATAGGCGATCTCGGAAGCATACTTCGAGATGGCCTCGTAGAGGGCTTCGAGCGTCTCGGCTTCGAAGACCTTGGTCCGCTGGGTTGTTTCCAGACGGTCGAAACGACCCCAGCCCGTATAGGTCTCGGTCGCGATGCATTGGTAGCTAATCTACATGGTCATTGGTAGTTCCTTTTCTGTTTAACTCAGGGAAGGGTAGACGAGTTCGCCTACCTGTCAAGCATTTATTCGACCGTGAAGCATCTCGGTCATCTTGAGCTTGTCCCAGTGGTGGTTCTTGTTGGTGATGACGAAGCGGCCAACTTTCTCGAAACGGCTGATCGACCGGCTCATCAGGTCCTGGTGATTGATGTCGATAGCCCGGAGACCATGCATGAGAGCGTAGGTGGACTGGTTGTCGGTCTGGAAACGCATCGTGACTTCGACGACCCACTCATCGGTGTCGTCATCATAGACGTAGCTATCGACCGAAAACCCGATATTGGGCCTCGGGATACGGTCAGCATAATAGCGGAAGCCGATGCTGTCGGTGTTGTTGGCGACGTATTCGAAAATCGCCTCAACCGATGTCAGGTTCCAGATCGCTTGACCGTGGTCATCCGCCACCCTGATCTGCTCAGCTTTCTCGATTCGACGGAAGCGGCGACCCGTGGCCATCCTCTTGAGGTGCAGGAGGTAGGTATCCTTGTGCGGGAAATATTCGCCAGTGTGATCGCACCGCCAGCCTACAACTTCCACGATAAACCTCTTTGGAGCATTTTTATTGCCAACTGAACGGCAGTAACCGGTGATCGAATCATTTCTTGGCAAGATGTTGGAAGATTGTTCCAAAAAACCCGCGAAACTCCACTTTAGACGACCACATCATTTCTGTCAAGGAAACTAAATAGATGTGAAGAGGGGAGGTGGCCCCATGAAGCGTTGGCTGTTCCTTATTGGTGTGTTGGTTCTAGGAGCTTGCTCTGAGGCCGTGGTTCAGGAACCTCCTGTGCCAGAGAAAGACCTGACGAGCATCTTCAGCCGACCCGAGGCGCCGCCTCCGCCCGCATCGCCCCAACCCAGTACACCAAACATCCCCGTGATCGACGACACGATCAACTTCAACACCATTGTGCGCATCACCTGCGGGTCCTTCGTCGGCACCGCGTCTATCGTCGGACCCAACACCATCGTCTCGGCTAATCACGTCGTCACCAACACCCCCGTCTGCCACGTTGGCGGCCAGCCTGCGCCGGTTGCCTATCGTCGTCCCGACCAGGATTTCGCTGTCCTGTATCCTGCCCTCAATCATCACGCTCGTCGAATTCCGATAAACTGCAACGGAGCCGTTACCGGCGAGACCTATTTCATGGTCGGCTACGCACACGGTGATCAACTGACGCTCAATCTTGGCGTCGCCATGCCCGGCTACGAGAACAGCAAGGATTACCGCTCCGGGCAGGAATTCCGCCACGCACGGGTGATGCGAGGGAAGGTTCACAGCGGGATGTCTGGGGGTCCTGTCCTCAACCAAAGAGGCGAGCAGATCGGCACCATCCTGGCCACGTCGATTGGCCGCAATCAGACCCTCATCCGAGAATTCAAAGATACCTACCTCTGCGAAGAGAAAAGCCCTGATCAAACCCCCACCCCCTGACCTCTAAATACTTCGGGTTCGGGAGGTGATTGATGATGAAGAAATTCATCTGGGCTGTAGTCATGTGCGTTATTATTCTCTTTGGTGCGACGGGTGATCACTCACCACCAGTCGAGAAAATGTCTGTGGCGCCGGTTCTCATTGACGACGATGCCATCCCTAAACTGATCTGCGGTCGCATGACCGGCACTGGCGTCTACATCTCGTCCACCACGGTCATCACCGCCAGTCACGTCGTGGCCTCGGACGTTTGCACGACCCCGAACGGTCGCGAATTCACGATTCGCTCCATCGAGTCTGAAAATGATTTCGCAGTCCTGCGCACGAGCCCCGCAAACGTCCAGCCCTACAGGCTGAACTGCGATGGCTTCATAGCCGGGGAGACTTATGAAGCTGGTGGATATGCGAATGGCCGTAGCTTCCGCAGTGTCGCGCTCGTCGCCCGCAACGAAATGTATGAGATCGGCGGCGAGGATGGCACCTTCTACGCTCTCAATGGCCGCGTCGAGCAGGGCATGTCTGGTGGCCCCATCGTTAACTCTAGCGGAGAAATCGTCGGCATCATCTCCGCCGTGCGACGAGACAACCGATCTATAACTCTCGCGAAGGAAATCCGAGACACCGTTTTTTGTGCGAGATGATAATTGCGGCTCGGCATAAATAGGGCATAGACTCTATTTTGGAGCACCACACAGAATGAGCATGCTCAAAGAATACCTCGCCAAGACCGAACGCACTTTCAACTACCGCATCAAGACCGTGGTTCCGCTGGAAGATGATTTCATGGACATCATTGAGCGCACTCTCGCCAAGTATGTTCCGTTGAATATCGGCCGCGTTCACAAGACCATTCTTCAACAACATCCGCTCGATTTCCCCGGCGTCGATAATGCCGAGGTCTATTTTGTGGATGTGACCCTCACGCTGGCAGCCTCTTCCTACATCCTTCAGCAGGATATCCGCTACGCGCTCAAAATCCCTGAGAAGTTCATCGTCGTTCGTGGCGAGAATGAACCCACGGAAGTCGAGACGCAGCGTCTGAACGCATTTGCGGACATGGAAGCAGAAGCTGCCAAAAAGGGTCTGAAGGTCGCCGCCCTGATAGACACCCCGGAATACCCGGAAGGCCAGGAAGTGACGGCGACCGACTATTACGGCGACGAATACAACTCGCGTCTGACGGGCTATCTTGCCAAGCTGGCTTCCGAGCGTGATCTGGAGGTCAAGGCCCCCAACGCTCCTAAGCCGTTCAAGTGGCTGGAGCCGAAAGACCAGGAGCCCGGCCAGCCGACCGACAACTTCAACGATCACATCACTGGCAAGAAAAAGCGCGCTGCCCCGGCCTCGGCGTCTGGCGTGTCCCGTGCTGGCAACCTCGACGACAACACCCGCACCTACAAGAAGACCTACACGACCAAGGCTGGCAAGGAAAAAGTCTTGTCCCAGACCGGCATCGCTGTTGACAAGAAAAAGGGCAAATAATGGCTAAACCGCCGGAGAACATCAGCGGCCAATACGATTACGGTCATCGCGATGCTTCGCGGACCAAGTCGTTCAAGATCAAGGCTTACGATTTCAAGAGCCAGTCTGACATGAAGGTCAAGCCGACCGGAAACTATGCTGACAACGCCATGGAAGACCCTTCGGCCCTCAACGAGGACGAAGATCAACAGGGCATGCTCGACCGCCTGCACGACATCCTCCACAAAGCGAATGTCTCTCAGGCCGAGATCAAGGATGGCGTCCGCCTGACGATGAAGGGCATGAACAAAGTCGCGGGCCAACTCGGCGTGTCGATTGATGATGTGCGTGTCCTCCTCCAAACCCTTCGCACCCAGCACAGGGAAGAAAACGTCGAACAAATCGAAGAGTCCGTCATCCGCTATGGCTACGAAGCCGACGTTCTCGGCACCGTCTCGATCAATGACAATCAGTCTGGAGAATCCGTGATCGTCTCTGGTTCCGAGGGAGCCAACTTGCTTGGCCGTCTCGAAATGGTCGCCAAGGACAGCGAAGCCGAGCAATCCATCCTGCGACAGTTTTTCTCCGACAACCTCTCGGAAAGCGCAGAGGCCATGGCTGCTATCGAGCCCGGCGAGGTCAACTTCGCCGCTGAGATCAGGAACGAGACCGGCTCCTTCAATTTCCCTTGGAACCTCCAGGGTCGTTCGGGCACCGCCACGGCAGCCTATAGCGGAGACGGCAAGGGCTTCAAGATCAGTGTCATCAGCATCCGCGACCAAAACGGCGAGGCGCGCGACGCCGACGCCATGCGCCCAGAGATTCGCAAGCAAGCTATCGCGTTCATCGGTCAGGAGTAATCGTGGAAGACTACTCGGAGGAAATGGAACGCGGAGCGGCGGGAGTTCTGTTCCTGTGCTCGAAAACGGGTCGGGTTCTCCTCCAACAGAGAAGCGAGCACGGCGATGCGGCTGGAACCTGGGCATGCTTCGGTGGCGGTATCGAGAAGGGCGAAAGCCCAGATGAAGCCGCCCGGCGCGAAATCTCAGAAGAGACCGGCTACCACGCCGACTACAGCCTTGTTCCCCTCTACTGCTACGAGAAGGCCGGTTTCACCTATTGGAACTACCTGTCCGTGATCGATCACGAGTTCTATGCTGCGACCAACTACGAGACCGCTGCGGCCGAATGGTTTGCACTGGCCGATCTGCCCGTTGATGATTTGCATCCGGGATTCCGCATCTGTCTGGAAGACGACTACGCTCAGGCGAAGATCAAGAGCTACCTCAAAGACCTCAACGAGGATATGGCCGAACACCAGGAAGCACATCGGCGCGATCTCATCGACCCCGCGCTGCTAACCTTCCGCGAATATTTTCAACTCTGCGGCGGGGGCAAATCTCACCCGGATTCTGCCTACAACGTCAACCTCGCTGATCTCAATCGCGGCTACGATTCCGACAAGCCGGAACAGTATCAGACTCAACTCCGTCGTCTGAAGGTCCGTGGCCTGTGGTTCGACATCAAGATGCGCAAGGAGAAGAACTCCTATGTGAAGCGCGGCGCCGATGGCACCAGCATCGTGTTGGGCCCGGATGGAAACGCAGAATATTTTACAGATGAGGAATCCGTGGCCAAGGGCCTCGCCCTCTACGAGATCATGCTCGCGATCTTCAACGAAGACGGTCAACGAGTCGCCACGTTCCAGGACGAGTGGGGATGCGTCCTCATCATGGTCGCCAGCGAATACCGGGGCTTCGGCTTCGGCCCCATGCTGACCAAGATGGGACGAACCATCTACCCGAGCAAAACCTCGGGAGGGTTCACGCAGGGCGGCGCCCAGAATTTCCGCAAGGTCCACACGATGTTCGTTAACGAAGCCCTGAGGAACGGCAAATACGTCCGCCTCGTCAAGGCCAAGGAGATGTCCGCCGAGCGCGCAAAGGAGATCATCGCCTCCGCCAAGGAGAGTGGTTTCAAGGAATACGAGAAAGAGGCCACGGACATGTCGAGTTCCGACCCGAGCACATGGCTGCTCATGGGCGACGAATACGGCTCCTTCATCCTCTATGACCGCAAGCTCCGTGATGCCATCGACGACTCTGGCCGCTACGACCACTTCATGGAGAAGATGATCAAGGGGATGATCTACGTCGTTCCTGGCGAAAAATACGGCATCGTTCACGCCTATGGCGGCGAAAACGAGAAGATCAAAGCTCTGATGCTCCGTATCGCAGCACAGTATTGCGCCAAGGAAGACGTCATGTTCGTCGTGGACGCCGAGGATATCCAGGACGTCCCGGAAGAGTACCTGGAGATCGTGGGCGGAAAGCACGTCGCATCGGGTTTCTGGCGCCACACCGTCGTCATCCGTGACGGCAAGGGGATATCCTACGAGGGGATGGTAGACGCTGAACGGAAATGGCGAGAATCATTCGACCGCTATGGTGAGTTCAACTCGCGGGTCCAAGAAGCCGCCTACGCCAAGTATCGCCCGCAATAATTACTTGACAAGTGTTCGGGGCTGGCTATGATGCCCCTATGACCTTCGAACAAATCATGACTCACGACGCCATTGCTGCCTTCAAGGCGACCGGCGAAATCTCGCAGGACATGCATGATCGCCTGTTCGATCATTACTGCGCGAGCGGCGAGATGCCCTACGGGACCATGAAGGCCAAGACCGGTGACCCCTACCTCTGGATTCTGGACAAGGTCGCCGAAGAACTCGGCGAGGCGATTGCCTGATGTATACCGCCAAACTCCAGGACCACGTCCATGATCGCGGCAATCCGATTGTGCTCGGAGTGGTCACCAAAGTGTTGAAGACCCGCGTGCACGTCTGGTTTGCGTCTGGCGTTGGTCAAGCTTTCACTCGCGTCTATGACCGGCTGCATGCCGAGCGTTTTCTCGTGCAGGAATCCTAGAGCCAGTATAGGTCTTTCTCGTCCATGACGAGCCTCAGGGTGGTGATCAGCTTGACTGGTTCCCACCCGCACTGTGTGTCGTTGACGACCCCGAACACTTTCTTGATCGTGCTCATCCGGGGTAGCTCTTTCGTCCCCATTTCGAGACAGCGGGCCAGGAAGACGAACACCTCTTTCGGCAAAATGCCGTTGAAGGGGAAATCGAACCTGACCTTCGTCAACTCTCCATGGCGGCCCCGCCGCCAGACCTCATGGGTGTGCTCGCCCCGCATTTCTGAATAGGTCTTGGGGTCGTTGACCGACGTGAAACTGAACATACGCTCGCGGACAGCGTGATAGTAGAAGTAATCGTTCCATTCGTGCACGTGCGTGAACGCACACGGGAACTGTTTCTGGGTGTAGACCTTCATAGCCAGAACAACTCCGAATCGCACATCGCGAGACGCAGGACTGTGACGAGGTTCCGGCGACTGTAACCGCACGCGGTCTCGTTGACCAAGCGGTCGATCACGAGAAGCATATTGCGCGGTGGGAGGTTCTCGAAGCCACCCAAATGCATGTTGACCAGGATGTCGAACTCCTTGCGGATAAGGGGCTCAGCGTCGGCGCATGTCCAGTCGATGATCTTCCAGTAGTTGGGGCCCCAACCCAGCTTCCCATAGAACTCGTGGAAGTTTGCCCGCATCGTTATCAGTCCATGCCGTCCAGACTTGTGAATAACTTCGCTACTGTCGAAATGATAGCGATAGAACTCAGTCTCGTGGAGGGGTACACGCGAGCATGGTTTGGGCAGCAGAGACATGCTTTGCCGGATACCACGATACTAAATAACTGGCAACTTTATTGAGGGTGGGGCCCACGGGTCCATGTTCGCCCTCCTACGCCATGGCTGAAGACCCCGATATCCTCAAGAAGCCGTATACGAAGACCGACTATACGACTGAAATGCTAACCGAACTCGTGCAGTGCGTCGAAGACCCGATGTATTTCATGCGCACGTTCATGAAAATTCAGCACCCCCTCCAGGGTGCAATCCCGTTCATCCCCTACCCCTTCCAGGTGGACATGATTCGGGCCTTCCACGAGAACCGCTTCACTGTTGCGCTCACGGCGAGGCAAATGGGCAAGCGGTTGTGGAACGAAACGCCAATTCTGACCCCCACCGGGTTCTCGAAAATGGGCGATCTCAAGGTCGGAGACACTATTTTCGGTAAGGATGGGAAGCCCGCCACGGTTTCATTCATCACCGAAACGATGACCGATTGCAACAGCTACAAGATTGAGTTCACCCATGGCGAAACCATTGTCGCGGATGCTGAACATCTGTGGACTATCAACATCCCAGGCTACAAAAACCAGCGCACCGAAACGGTCACGACCGACCGTATGATCGAACTGCAAAACTATTACCGTGGCATGGTGGGTGGCCAGAGCATCAGCATCAACCACTGCGAAGCTCTGGAATTTGAAGATGCGCCTTCACCGGTTGACCCGTATCTGTTCGGCGTCTGGCTCGGAGACGGTAGTGTGTCGGGCTCGGAGATAACCTGCCACCGAGATGATTATCAACACTACGTCTCGGCAGCAAGGTCGTTGGGATACGATGCCCACGACTGGCGTCTCGACAAACGGACGGAGAATACCGGCTGCTTCGGTTTGGGTCGCCGATTTTCGGACGAGATGCGACGGGCTGGCCTTAAAAAAACGAAGTCTAATCCTGAACGGCGAAAACTCATACCCCACGAGATGCTCTACACGAGCTTTGAAAAGAGGCTGACTCTCCTTCAGGGCCTGATGGATACTGACGGAACCGTAGAGAAGAACGGTGTCTGTCGTTTCTACCAGTCCGATGAGAAACTTATCAAGCAGGTTCGTTTCCTGCTTTCGACGCTTGGCATCAAGAGCACGCTTCGGGTCAAGACGACGCCGAAGAAAGACTGCTTCGTCCTCACGTTCGCGACAGACCTCAAGGTCTGCACTCTGCCGAGGAAAGCAGAACGTCTCTCCGCTCTGAAAAATCATCCTAAGAACAAGCGCATCTACATCAAGTCGATCACGCCAGTCGATAGCGTCCCGATGCGTTGCCTTCAGGTCGAGAACACCGATCACCTCTTCCTGGCCGGTGAAACACTGGTCCCGACCCACAACACCACGTGTGCGGCCGGGTATCTGCTCTGGCGGGCGATGTTCACGCCGGACACCACCATCCTCCTGACCGCGAACAAGCTCTCGCAGGCCCTGGAGATCATGGAGCGAATCCGCTACTGCTACGAGAACCTCCCGAACCACATCCGCGCAGGCGTCACCGAATACAACAAGGGTAACGTCGGCTTCGACAATGGCTCGCGCATCATCTCGCGCGCGACCACGTCGGACGCCGGTCGTGGTCTGTCGATCTCGCTCCTGTATCTGGACGAATTCGCGTTCGTGCCGCCGAATCAGGCCAAGGAGTTCTGGACCTCCATTGCCCCCGTTCTCTCGACCGGTGGTGACTGCATCATCACCTCGACTCCCAAATCCGACGTCGATCAGTTCGCGCAAATCTACAAGGCCGCCATCGACAACAAGGACGAATACGGCAACTTCCGCCCTGGCGGGCTGGGAACCAACAATTTCTTCGCAGTCACGATTCCATGGAGTGCTCACCCCGACCGTGACGAAGATTGGGCGGCGCCGTACCGGGCTCAGCTTGGTGAAGCTCGTTTCCAGCAGGAGTTCGAGTGCGTTGCAAACGACACCCGTCTCGACCTCAACGATAGTGCTCGCGACTATTCGATGAAGATCGGCGATCTCTATCGTGTATTGAAGCTGGCCAGCGGCGCAACCTGATGCTATAATGGTCGAATGACCAGGAAGCGGGCGCCAGAGCAGCAATACATCGACAGAAAGATCGCCGAGGTGCGGTTGATCGGCATGAACGACCGGGAAGACCTTGTTGGTGTTGAGGACGCCTTCAAGGGCCTCTACGCTATCATGACCAACAAGTTCACCGATGATGTCCTCCTGCGCCTATGGCATTGCAAACCGCTGACGGAGGTATGTGATCACCCGGACCAGTGGTATCAGGTTGGCACTATCGAGGTTCATCGCCGCGCCCTACAGATCGAACGCCGCGACGGTCGTATCTATGACACGCAGAAATATGCGTTCCGAGATTCGATTGGCGAGATGTATTTCAACTCCGAAAGCGAGGAGGAAATCACGCTCCCCTACATGGTCCCGCTGAGCCCGACGATCATAGACGTCGAGGGCGAAATCTAGACTGCGTCGCGGGCTAGGCTGTTGATTGCCACGAGGGCCTGACGCTTGGTCAGGAAGACCATCCGGTTCAGATAGTAGGCCTCGACGTCGGGGCGTTCCTTGATGCTCTCGAACAGGTATCCGAGGTCTTTTTTGGACGGCAGATCATCCCAGCGCGCGGTGAAGTCGTCTACGCCTTCGGTGATCTCGATGCGGTTGGAGGTCTCAACCTCTTCCACAACCAGGATTGAGGGGTCCGTGATGCCAAACAGGCCTTCGATGAGATGGATGTGATCACGCATGCTAGGTGTATTTAGGATTCGAAAGCCTAAATATTCGCATGAGAGACTACGCGCATAACTCACTCGGACTAAAAGTAATGACCCCGAACGGCCTGATGGGTTTCTCGGGCGTTGCTCACATGGGTGATTTCCCTATTTGGGCTCTTGAGTTCGCCAATGGCAAGAAACTTGAGTGCACACTAAACCACAAACTCCTGACCTCAACCGGGGTCAAAACTATTGCAGACCTGTCCAAGGGAGATGCTGTTCTCTGCGGAGATGGCACCGCAGTCGCTATCACGAAGAAGAAAGAGACCGGCAAGCTCCAGCCAGTGTTCGACCTCGTCGAAGTCGATGGTGGACACCTCTATACAACTAACGGTTTGGTATCGCATAACTGCAACTTCGTTACCGACGACGAAACCCTGATCGCGCCTATGAAACTCGCGGCGATGACCCACCACGTCGTCAACCCGACTTTCTACACCGGCCGGGCCCGCTGGTATGTTGAGAGCCTGGAGCCGAACAAGACCTACGTGGTGGCTCTTGACCCCAGTCACGGTGTTGGTCGCGACTACGCCGCCATCCAGATTTTCCAACTCCCGGAGATGATTCAAGTCGGCGAGTGGCAGCACAACGAATCCACGACCCGTAACCAAGTCCGCGTCCTGATGCAGATTCTGATCTTCCTCGACGGGACCCTGCGGGACAACCCAGATCAGCACGGCGAACCGGAAATCTTCTGGACTGTCGAGAACAATGGGCTCGGCGAGGCCGTCCTCCAGGTCATCGAAGACACTGGTGAAGAACGCTTCCCCGGCATGTTCATTTCTGAGAAAAAGAAAAAGGGTCAGGTGCGTCGCTTCCGCAAGGGTTTCAACACCAACAATTCCAAAAAGATGTCAGCGTGCGCCCGCTTGAAGTCGCTCGTGGAATCAGACCGTGCCATCATCAACTCATTGCAACTCCTGACTGAGTTGAAGAACTTCGTCAGCACCGAGAACAGCTTCGGCGCCAAACCGGGTGAACACGACGATCTAGTTTCTGCTACTCTTCTTGTCGTCCGCATGCTAGAGGTCGTCCTGGGGTGGAGCAACGATACCGGTGACCTCAAAGAATACATCGGTGACGAAGAAATCTACGAGGGTGAACCCATGCCGGTGCTATTCTGATGGACATGTCCGCTCTCTCCGAGGAGGTCATGGATTTCCTGGAACGCCATGCCAAAACGGCGGGCGACTACGACCCCGAGTTCGACGCCCCCGGCGACCGCTTCAACGGGCCGGACTCTGCGCTCCTTTACGGAGCCGCCGTCCTGATGGCTCAAGGCCTGCGCCCCATCCGAGTCCACTCGACGTGGACAAGCGGTTGCTACAAGGGCTGGCAGGACGAAACCCTGCAAGCTCAGCACGATGATCTCGTTCGCCGTGTGAACGAACTCGCGCTCTAGCATGGTGGTTATCCGTGATACCGATCAACGGTTCCGCTAATTACTTTGTCGTTGCGTCCCAAAAGCGCAGAACCCGTGTCCCATTCATTCCACGACTTGACGTTGAACCCACCGTAAGGGAACTGGATCAACATTTGCAAAAATTCTAGGGGCTTGTTGAAGATGAAACGTGACGCCTGCCCAACCCAACGGAAAATCGGGAAGTCAACTCCACAAATCGTCAAAAGATCATCTACCATGTAGAAAGGTTCTGACACTATGGTGGTCAATATCGATAGTACGAAGGAACTCACAACAAAACAAACGCCTATGATCAGTACCCCGGCAACCGCTTCAAAGCTTTCGTTTACCGCAGCAGGCTTTGCCCGGATAGCATTGAACTGCTCAATAGCCGCCGTGATCTTGTCCTCGGGCATTTTCAGCTTTCGCATTTTGGTCGTTGCGTCTTGAATCGCCGCTTCCGCCTTGGCATCTATCTTGGCATCAGCCTGGGGGTCATTTTTCCGCCAGTAGCTCAGGAGACCCTGCATAACCCTTATTGAAGAGTTGGTGAATTTTTTAGCAAAGTCCGGGTCAGCGGCTTCTTTGAGAAACACTCTCTCGTCTTCTGGGGTGAAGGTCGAGTATTCAACACACTCCATCAGATTTCTCATTGATTTCATTTGCAGTTTCCCGGCTGGTATTGTGTTGTTATTTATTCTTCTACTCTAAATAAGGCATGCGCCTAGACGAACTCACCGGAACCCGCCGCTACGCTGAGAGAGACCTCTTTGACTGGCTCAAGGATTTCTATGCCGCTGGCGGGGAGTTCATGGGCGCGGGCAAATACGCGACCGTGATCGGCCATCCTCGCTGGAACTACGTCTACAAGTTCTTCTCCTGGGACGGCCCCTACACGGACTTCGTCAAGTGGGCGACCGCTAACCCGAGCCCTCACCTCCCTCGCTTCCTTGCCCCCGTGAAGGAGAAAATTCCTTTCTGGCGCCGCCATCGCGACAACAACTACGTCAGCGTGGTCAAGATGGAACGCCTCCTGCCGTGGACCCCGGCGCGTGGCTTGAAGTTTCCAGTGGGACGCCACCTCGAAGCCAGCCGTGACATGGTGAACATCATCGGTTTCCCTGACAAGGAAGCCGCCTATCTGAAGTATTATGACAACGTTGGTTCAGAGAGAGCCCTCGCTGAATACAAGTCCATCTGGGAAGAGGAACCCGAGCTAGGCGACCTCTGCCAGTTTTTCTGGGACCATCTTAATGGGGCGCCGATTGAAGCATCGCTCGATCTTCACGTCGCCAACATCATGAAGCGCGAGGACGGCACGCTCGTTTTCGCAGACCCCTTCTGGGCTGGCGAAACGCCCTACCAAATTCATGACCGGCTGATGCGAGCCGAGATGGACGACTGGGGCGACGGTCCCGAAGAGACCGACTACGTGTCGGGCCGCAAGACCTGGGTCGCACCACCCAAGCCCGCCTATATACCGCCTGACCCCGACGCCCCTTACCCGTTCTGATTATTTGGTTGACGAAAAAGTCCTTTGCCCTATCGTGACGGGATGCTCACGTCAGCCCTCATGATCACGCTCCGCGAACGCGGCTTCATCAAGCAAGTCACGGACGAGTGGGCCCTCGACGACCGCCTCGTGCGCCGCCATCCCGATGGCCCGGCCTCGGTCTACATTGGCTTTGACCTGACGGCTCCCAGCCTGCACGTCGGCTCCCTCATTCAGATCATGGCCCTCCACCACGTCAAGGAGCAGGGCCACAACCCCATCGTGGTCTTCGGTGGCGCGACGACCCGCATCGGTGACCCAACGGGCAAGTCCGCCCTGCGCCCGACCTTGACCCCCGAAGAGATCGAGATCAACCGGGTCGGCATCCAGAAGGTGTTCGACCGCTTGATCGGCCATGTCTACGCGGTCAACAACGAAGATTTCTGGCGGCACAAGAGCTTCCTCGACGTCCTGTCTGACCTCGGCCGCCACTTCACCATCAACAAGATGCTGGCGTTGGATTCGGTGAAGACCCGTCTGGCCCGCCAGGAGCCGATGACCTTCCTCGAATTCAACTACATGGTCATGCAGGCAGGGGATTTCCTGTTCCTCAACGAGGCCACGCAGAAATTCTCGTCCGCGATGCCCGGCCCGGAATGCATCCTTCAGATCGGCGGCTCCGATCAGTGGGGCAACATCGTCAATGGCGTCGATCTCATCCGTCGCAAGACCGGGCGTGCGGCCTACGGGCTCACCACGCCGCTGATGACCAATACGGCGGGCGAGAAAATGGGCAAGACGGCGGGAGGCGCGATCTGGCTCGACCCCGACATGACCGCGCCGTTCGATTTCTGGCAGTTCTGGCGCAACGTCGAGGACGAGAAGGTCGAGGAGTTCCTCAAGCTCTTCACCCTGCTGGAACTCCACATGATCGACGATCTGATGGACGGCGGCATCAATGTCGCCAAAACGGTGCTGGCCACCGAGGTGACTGCCTTCGTGCATGGTCGCGAAGTCGCGCACGCCATGGAGAAGATCGCCAAGGGGTTCCTCAATGGTGATCTGGTCGATGATACCAACATCCCGGTCCACTCCGTGGTGATCGCCGACATGGCGACCAAGACGGTGGCCGACGTTCTGGTCGAGACCGGGCTGGTAAAATCCCGCAAGGACGCCGACCGCATGGCGGCCAACCGGGGTGTGCGCATCAACGGCGACGCGGTCGATGATGTCCGTGTCCTGATGGGTGGCTCGTTCAAGCGCGAAGACGGTCGAACCGCAGTTTTGGCCGTGGGGAAGAAATCCTTTGTCGTGGTCGAATGGGATGCCTGATCAGAGTTTCGAGATCGACGCGACCTGTTGGGATTCGTTCATCTGCTATGTTCTGTGGGGTCTGACGCCAGGAAGCTACGTGCACGCCCTTTTGGCTGGCCGGATGGCCGACGCCTATTGTTACGCGCACCCTCTGCCGTCACTATGAAGTGGACACGTCTCATTTCACTGGCCAGCTATGGAACAAGGGCCAGACCGCCGCCCAACACCCGAGTATTGCCGCGTATGCGAGCAAAAACGCCCTGACGCTTGACGAAGTTTTTTGCGAAAATTCGAAAGCCCACGGTGCCCGGCTCCGGGCCCGAATGATCGAAACTGGGTTTATCTATGAATGTGCCAAGTGTCCGAACGATGGGACGTGGCTAGGGTGCCCGATCACGCTACACGTCGATCATATCAACGGCATCCACGGCGACAATCGCCGAGAAAATGTGAGATTCCTCTGTCCGAACTGCCACCAGCAAACCGAAACCTGGGGACGGACGAAAGCTATTCCGAAGGAGTGACGACGATATTCCGGTCAGGGAATAGGGCGCGGATGCACTCGGCGTGTTGTTCGGCCTCGGAGAGTTCGGCCGCCCAGTAGAACGAGCGGAATTGTCCGGGGCGATGCTCCTCGGAGACTTTGAAACCAGATGGGGTCATGCAGTAATTCTTTCCAAAATATCGTCAGCATCATAGCTGTTCATGCAAAGGTTCTTCGGGGAGAAGTCAACCATCTGCGAAGCATGGCCGGTGGCCATAAAGGCTTCGATGGCGCGCACGACGAAGAAGTGGGTGACGATGAGAATATTCTCGTCCTTCTTGGCGGCCCGCTTGGCGACGGTGATGAGTTTCGGAACGACGCGATTGAAGACGTCTTCCTGGCTCTCCAGAGTGATGGCGCCGCGACGATGATCGATCATCGGGCGTTCGTTGTAGGGCAGCGTCTTGGAATCGAAGTCTGGGAGGTAGTTCTCCAGACGGTCGAACGCCCCGCCGACATCCCACTCGATTTCCTGGAAGGCTTTCTCGTAGGTGATGTCCACGCACGTTGCCAGAACTGAGGCGATGGTGAAGGCGGTCTGCTTGGTGCGCCCATAGGGGGACGCGATGATGTGGTCGATCACCACATTTTCTTCCTTGAGGCGGCGGCCGAAAGCAATCGCCTGTTCGATGCCGGTCTCGGTGAGGATGTTGTTCCGAGTGTTCAGAACGACTTTATGCCCGGCGTCTCGCCGTGCAATATCGATGTCGATGTTCGTCATCGACTGCCCGTGTCGGGTCACATATATTTTTGCCATGGGGGTATTTTGCCCCTGTGCGTGACGGTAGTCAACATTTTTCACCCCCTGTGGAAATAGTTCTTGACGTTTTTTCGGGCCACGACTAATCTAATGGTGTCGCGACGAGGCACCCTCCTCCTCACCCTGTCTTCCTTACGGAAGACGCCTCGTAGGCGACGCGAAACCCGCCCTCGCCCCTCCGGCGCGGGCGGGTTTTTGCGTTCAGGGTCGAAGATTTTTTCATTCTGCTTGACTACCAAATCATTACCCATATTATCTCCTCTGCTCAGGAGACGAAATAATGATCACCCACATCTCGTTCGACGTCTGGAAAACTCTGTTCTGGCCGAACAAAACCTTCTCAGAGACCCGCTCAGACCATGTCGCCGATCTTCTCGGCATGGACCGGGCCGTGGTCCGAAAGGTCTACAAGACCACCAAGGACGGCTTCGACAAGATCGCAGAGGCCGAAGGCACGGGCTGGGACAGCGCGACGGTCTATCGGACCCTGCTGGCCAACCTCGGCCGTCTCGACCATCCGTGGGAAGAAATCTGCTTCGAGACCGAGCGACTGTTCTTGCAGCACCCGCCCACCATCCTGGGCTCGACCATCGACACCATCTCGGAACTGCGCGGGCGTGGCTACACGCTCAGCATCGCGTCGAACACCAACTTCGCGTCCGGCCGGGTTCTCGCCAACGTGCTGGAAAACGTGCTCGGCCCGTGGGACTTCATGGTCTTCAGCGATCTGCTCGGAACCCATTCCAAGCCCGCGCCGGAGTTCTTCGCCGCCGTCATCACGAAGGCCGGCGAGTTCAACATCGCCCCGGAGAACATCCTCCACGTCGGCGACAACGCTGTCTGCGACGGTGCGGCTGCCCAGCACGGTATGGCGACCCATATCATCTCGGGCCCGGAAGCCCTGCCGACCGTCTTCGACGTTCTGCCTGCCGAGAAGGTCTTCGCATGAAAATCGATGACGTTTCACCTACCGTGTTCAGCGAACGCTTCCGCCATTACCTGGACCAGTTTAAGGCACCGGGGCAGCAACCGGATGACGACGTCATTGATCTAGCGTCCGAGGCGGCCACACAAGAAATGCTCGACGAGCAGCAGACCATGCTGTTCGCGATCTGCGAGAAACTCGGGCTCTTCGATATAAAGTCGGAGAATGGTTCATGACCGAACTCCATCCCCTGAGTTTCTCCGCGCACGCCTTCTTGGAGGTCGCCACGGCGCCCTTCGACGTGCACGAGTATTCGAAAATGAAATTCGGCTCTGATCGGTCGGCCCGCAGGCTGGCCAACGATCTCGCCTATCATTTCTTCAATACCCACGCGGACATCCTGCAAGCCCACCACTGCGTCGTGGTCCCGGCTCCCGGAACGGTCGTGCCCGTTGCCTCGACGTTGATGTCGATGCACTTCATGAACCGCATCAACCACATGATGGCCTCGCGCGGTCTCCGCACCGTGGACTGGACCCTCATCCACCGCAACCTCTCCTACCAGCAGGACTATCATCACCTCGACCACGAGACGCGTCGCAAGCTCCTGGCCGGTGATGAAATTTTCCTCAACCGGGACTTCGTGAAAGACAAGATGCTCGTCTTCATCGACGACGTCGTCATCACTGGAGCCCACGAGGAGAAGCTGGGCAACTTCCTGCGCGAGAACGGCCTGACGAATCCGCACGCCTTCGTGACGTTCGCTCGCTATCTGGGCAGCGACCCCACTATCGAGGCGCGGCTCAACCACGCCCTGATCAAATGCGGCAAGGACGTCATCGCCCTGGCCGAGAGCGAGTTCGATCACCGGATGACCACAAGGGCCATCCGGCTCATGCTGGAAATGCCCCACGGGGAGTTCCGCCACTACCTCGGCTACACGACGCCCCACATCATTGAAGCCGCCTACCATGCGGCCATCAACAAGGGGTATCATGAGGTCGAGGAATACAGGGAGAACTTCCTCTTCCTGTCCGAACGCGCGACACATCTTTTTGCTTGACAAGTGTAGGGCTTCCTCTATGTTGAGTTCAACAACGGGTCTTGGAGAAAACCGATGAACATGTTCGCCGCCGCCACTACGGTCACCACCAAGAAGCCCGCCAAGGCTACGAAGAAGGCCGAGACCGTCTCCGTCCCCGGCATGCTCGCCTATGCTTCCGTCTGCGCCGCCATCACCGCGCTGGGCGGCCTGAAGGCCACGCTGGAAGGCCGGGTCAAGGGCACGATGCTCGACCACTTCATCAAGGTCGGCATGGAGCGCAAGTCGCGCCCCGACAATTTCGAGGGCACCGAGGGTGTCGCCACGGCTTCCTGCCAGCTTAAGGTTCGCGGCGGCAACTCGCCCCTGAAGCCGGAAGAAGTCGAAATCCTGAACAAGCACGACATCCCGGTCACCCTGATCGACGAAGTCGAAGAGTGCTTCATCATCAACCCGGCCTACAAGGACGACCAGAAGCTGCTGGAACAGGTCTCCAAGGCCCTGCAAGGCGTCAAGGGCCTGCCCGCCGACTTCATCATGAAGCAGGAGCAGAAGAAGGCCGTCGCCAACGAAGATGCGATGAACGCGGTCTTCAAGCTCGCAGACGCCGATCTGGTTCGTGACCTGATGCCGCTGGTCGCCATCCCCTCGGTTCGCCCGACGCTGGAAGGCGAGACCGCCGTGACCGACGCCTTCGTACTCATCAACTCGCTGGTCCCGTCGATGGCCGCCGCCGCCAAGGCCGCCGCCGCCGCCGAGGCCGCCGCGAAGGCCGACAAGAAGGGCAAGAAATAAGCCTTGATCGAAGACTGCAACACCCGCACGTGCGGGACCTGTAGACGCTATGATGCGTCCCAGCCCCAAGGTCGTGGGCTGGGACGTAACTATTTCTTCTGCTCCGTGGCCTGCTCAGCCGCCGAGCGCGACCGTAGAGCAGCCCTAGAACCAGACGAGGAAGACTGAAATGCGTAAGATCATGCCCATCCTGCTGATCGTTGGGGCCGTTGTCGGCCTCGTTGTGTTGAGCGGGGCATTCTTCTTCCCCCAGACCCTGTTCCAGAGCACGGTCACGGCCACCGTCACGAACACCGACAACGTCTGTCGCGGGACGAAGTGCCAGTATCTGGTCTTCACCGACAAGGGGACGTTCAAGAACACCGACAACTGGATGGCGGCCAAGTTCAACTCGTCCGACGTTCAGGGCCGTCTGGTTCGCGGCCAGACCTATACGATGCGGGTCGGCGGCTACCGGTTCCCGCTGTTCTCGACCTACCAGAACGTTCTGCGGGTTGAGGACGCCGCCCCGGCGCAGTCCACGCTCTGCATCGCGCTGCGCGACTATGACCGCCAGACCCCGTTCCCGGCCGACCTCAAGGCCAAGATCAACGCGGCCTGCTGATGAGCGACGACGGCGAGGTCTATTC